CATCCCACTCCGGTTTTTGTTCTACCTCATCATAGAGCTGGCAGGGCGCAAAGTAGGCAAGCACCGCGGGGTTTGCATCGAGAAAATCGACGCCCTTTTGCACCTCGCTCGGCACCAGATAATCATCATCGCCTAAAAACATCGTGTATTTAGTGTGCGAGGCCAATAGTGCCGCGCGCATGTTAGAAAAGGCGCCGATGTTCTGCGGCTGGCGGATATAACGCCCTTTCAACTTTAAATTACGCGTGTCGTCTTGACTAGAATTGTCCGAGACGATCAGTTTCGCATCCGGGAAATCGGCCATCGTCTTATCGAGCGTCCATTTCAAAAACGGATATCGATTAAACGTCGGTATACAGATGCTAAGATTCTGCATGCGCGGCCCCGTTGGTCAACGCAACCGGCGGCGGTGGCAAGGAAGCCTCTGCGGTGATAGTGTCGGTCTTGGGCTGCGGCGCCTGCGGATCCAAGGTACGCCCATCGTGATTTAGGCGCACGCCGCAGTTGATCCAGGGCTGGATACCGGCACTCCAGACCAAATCGGAGAACGAATAATCTTCCGACAACAAATTATCCATGGCGATGCGGCCAAAAAAGAAATGGTGAAACGCGCCTTTTCCATACGAAGTCACCAACCCTTTCGCAATGATTGTTGTAAACACACTGCGTTCTACTTTCAAGAACCCACCGGGTACAAAGCGCGCTTTCAACAACCCTTGGCGCGGAATGTCTTCGTTTGGCACCTGCATGCCCTGGTTATCTCGGCAGAAGGGCATCGGCGGTTGGCATTTATCGGTATACAAGCCGCTGACGAAGGGCTCTTCGGTGTCGATCAGGTTTTTTAAGTCGTCACGAGAAAATCCCATATCGGAATCGATGCATACCAACGTGTCGAACTCCGCACGGCGCAGGAATTCATTCGCTAAGACGTTGCGCGCGACGTAAATATCCGACTGCCCGGCGAGAGGCAGCCAGCCACCATGTAAGCCGGTCGATTGCAGCATGCCCGCGGTATAGAGCGTGATTGTAGTGTTGCCGCGGATCGGCGTGGCAATTAATACCTTGCTGTAGTTTCTCATTTCATTCCCGAGAGTGCGCCATTGATGGCTTCGAGCATGGAACTCGGTGCTTTGGTCTGACCGCCCGCGGGTTGTTTGCCGGCACGCAACGGTTGATTCGCCGGCACGCCTTTTGCCCTCGCCACGCTCGCCCCGGTGGGGAGCTGAACGTTCCGGTAGGCTTCTAAAAACTTATCCTTACGCTGGCTCCAGGGGATCGTCATCATCAGTGGCTTCAAGGCCGGCACCAGCACCGCTTTTTTAGCGGCGTACTGCGGATCGCTCGCCATCAGCGTCTTTTCGAGTTCAGTCAGCGCCAAGCGTCCTTGCCGTTCCTCTTCCGCGGCTTGGTTTTGACGCTGCTGATCCTGCGTTGCACTGGTCGTCAATTCAGTTCTAAACTGCTGGCCGTTGCGCGTACGTGCGATTTCCTTGGCGTACTCGGCAGAGAGCTTTCCCGTGCGTACCGCTTCGACTAAATCGGCATGCGCTTTTAAAGGATCCCCCACGGTGCGCTCTTTACCGAGCAATGTGGCCAGGCGCTCGGCGACGTTTTCCACCAGCTCGAGCGCCTTAGTCTGTTGCGCCGGATCGCTGCTGTTAAAAAGCGCGAGCCAGCTCAAGGTCTCCCCGTACTGCGCAGGCGTTGCGCCCGTGGCTTGAATGCCGCCCACCATGTAGTCGAAATTTTGCTTGATCTCATCGCGCTCGGCGGTGACCGTTTTTGTGGTGTCGATGAGCGTGCGGATGCGATCCTGGGTATCTTTTTTAAGCTCCTTCGGGATCGGATCGTTGATTGGATCGGGCTTTTTAGCCTCAACCTTCAGCGGCTTCTCGCCTTCCGGCGGCTTTTCTTCCGCTGCCTTTTTGATAAATTTGCCGGTTAAGGGATCGCGCTGCGCGCCGCGGGCTTCGGCTTCTGCATCCGTTTCTTCCGGTTCGCCTTCCTCTTCTGGTTCCGCACCCTCCAGGACTTCGCCTTCAGGTTCGGCGCCTTCCGGCGTTTCCAGCTCTGGCGCTTCCGGTTCCGGCGTGTCAGGCGGATCAATCGCCTCGCCTAACGCGGCATCAACCGCATCGAGCATCGTGGTTTTTTCATCGGGCGGCATCGGGGCTTCCTATCATTGTTGTGGTAATCCGGGAGGTCTCGCCGCGCCATTGGTGGGCGGCGGTGCGCCGGGGGGTGAACCGGGCGGCGGGGGCGGCGCGCTCGCCGCATCGCGCGTAAGCACGGGCGTGACGAGCTGTAAAGCGGTCTGTGGGTCGATTTCCCCCTTGATGCTGACATTGACCTGCGGCTGTACGGGCGGCGGCGGCCCGCCGGCGCCGGGACTTCCAGGCGGGGGCTTCCTGGGAATGAAGCGCTCGACATCGCTTTCATCGCCCAAGCGCAGCATGGTTTCCTTCACCAACTCAATCAGTGCATTGGCCATCGGCGTGTTGCCTTGGGCGAACGCCTGCTCAATCTCCTGCAAGGACTTCTGAATCAGCGGCAAAATCGTGCCCCACGCCTGCATATCGGTGGCCTGCCGTGGCTTACCCGTAGAGCCCGCTTCGATCTGAATCTCCACCAGCGTGAATAAATCCTCGATATCCATGTTTTCCGGCCAGAAGGCTTTCGAGCCGGCCAGGCGCTGCACATCGCGGGTTTCCAAACACTGTAGCGCCTGCTCCGCAGTGTACTGCGCAAGTTCTGTCAGCATGGCTTCCAAGTTATCGCGATCAGAAGTCGTGCGAGCCTGCGTGCCTGATTGCTGGATATTGGCTTCAGTAGCAGTCTTCGGATTTCCAGGGCTGTTGATCGCTGCCGAAAGGGCTTCTTGGACACCAGAAATTCGTTCCATATCGTTAAGTATGAGAGTTGGGTCATAGAGCCTCATATCGATCGACTGCACCGGTTTGGGCGCAAATAAACTGGCCAGCGGGATCGAGGGGTCGCTGGGCCTTAAGGCCGTGTATTCTTGGGATTGCGATTCGGTTAGTTTCTTTGCCTCCACTTCATCTAGCATCGTGGCGTTGAACAGTACGCCAGGAATAGAGCGCTGGCGGGTAAGCCTAAAATTTGAGCGCGTGGAGGCATATTCATCCTGCAATTTATACAGGCGCCAGGACAGAGACTGTGCATGTCGCTGTCCATCGACTTCGTAGAAGGCGAAATAGAAGTACGGATAAAAGCGGCTGGTCGGATATGGCGGCGGGTACGGCTCTTTGGCCCATTTCTTCACCCCATCAATGATGGTGCGAATTTGCTTATCGCGCCGGTCCCAAATCTCGACACAGCGCACGAATGCCGGGGATTCTTGCGAGGGGGTATTGGTGGTAAAACTTTGCGCACTCTCTGCGGTCATCGCGCCTTGTGCCAATGCACCGTCCGTCTCATGCGTGGTCAACGCTTTCGGCGCGCGCTGATAATATAGCTTCGCGGATTGGATATCTTCGGACTCTAAGCGCGCGAAGCGCGCCAACGCATCGTCTTTGGTTAAGTACAACTCATTGCCGATCCAATCGGCATCAGTGTAATTCTCGATGCAGTTGATATCGGTCGAGACTTGAATGTTCTCGGTCTCGACGTAATCGATCACGAACATTTTGGTGACAGCGAGCTCCAATTTTTCTTGAAGCTCTTTGATCAACGATTCTTTTTCGTCCTTTTCAGCCTCGAGCGCTTCCGGGTCTTGACCTTGCGGGTCTTCCAAAAGCTTTTGCTGCGCGATGATGCGTGCGTGGGTTTCCTGTGCATCATTTAGCGCTTTTTCCACTTCCGGCTTCGGCACCTTTTCAGACACCATCGTCGCCTTGAACCACCCCTCACCATTCGAGAGTACCGAGCGCACGCCTTTGCGCGCCGGCTTTTTTAAATTGCCCTTCTTCCAAAGACTCGAGATGACAATTTCCAGGGTCCGAGCGAATACCTGCATCCGATAGGTATTGGACTCATCGACTTGAGGGGCCTTTCGCACAGATACGTCCGGGTTACGGGCGTAGAGTAGGGCGACCAATATGTCAATGAAAGCACCGATGAGGTTTGTGGTAACGGCCCAGGAAAGATCACTGGTACCGGCGGCATACCGGCGATCAATCGCCACTTGCTTGCGGAAGTTCTCATCAAACTTGCGCGCATCCTCGTACTCCCGCCATTTTTTCTCGACCCTCTGAAGTTCCGCTTCCTCATCTTCCTTAGATTGCGGCTGCTCTTGGTCAACGCCCTCGTCTTTGCCCTCGCCGCCCTGGCGCGGATCACTCAAAGAAGCGCCGCCGGTCAGGGTGCTTGCCATTTAACTATTTTCCGGGTTCAAGCACTTGCGGCGGATCACTGGGATGAGGGTTGACGAGAATTTCCGGTGCTGGGTGTTCTTTCGCGAGTCTTGCCATCGCAGCTTCCGTGCGCGCATCAAGTAGCGCTTCCGAAGGCTGCTTCAAGGGGCTGGCTTCGGTGAGTTTTCGACGGTGAATCGCTGGAATCATATCAGCATTGAGTTTTGCCGGCACTTCATCCGAAGTGCGCGGCGCGTAGCCGGGACGGCTATGGATCATGGGAAAAGTCCTGTTTGATTAGGCAACACGATCGGGGTTGAGGATTTGAATGGCGTCACGACCACACCGCTTTGAATCAGCACTGCCGGCCAGACGTTCGTTTCTGTCGAGAGAATCGTCTTGCCGCTCATGATCGGCGTCGTGGAGCTGGCCGCGACTGTTGGCAACGTGTTTGGAACTCCAGGCGATGTCACGGGCCGCCGGCTTTGACGCCCGAGGCATACGCGAAGGGCACCACGACGGCTGTCGCAACTGCGCGCGCTTGCTGCGCGATTGGTTGCGGTAAGCTTGCAACCACAACCGTATTGCGCGTGGTCTCATTCACACCCGCTGTTTGATGCGCCATCAGAAGTACCTCACTTTGGGTTTAGCGTTTTGGTCGTTGAATTCCAACCATTTTTCCGTAAACGGGACGAGCATAGGCCGGGTGGTGGCAAAAGGCAAACGGGCATCCATCATCTTATCGACTCCGCGTCCTAAGAGGCCGGCTGCGTCAGCTTTGTCATCCCAGCGGCCGCCCGGGAATTTCACGAGCTGCTCTATCAAATCTTCTGCCCATTTACGTCTAACTGGGATATGCACCGTACCGGCCGTGGCTCTCGCGTGGAACGCTTGAAGCTTTATCGCTTTATCTTCGAGTGAGGGTAACGATTCTATAGCGACAAATTTTTGCGCATGACTCATGGCGGACCTAATAGCTGGACCAATGGCCTTGTCGATAAGCCCGCCTTCGTTAAACCAACGAATGCACTTCCACATTCCTAACAGTCTAATAAATTGTGCAATGCTAACGTCGGTTTCTGTTTGACCGCTCCAATTATCTATGAACCAGATATCGCCTATGTGGTCGAGTCCTACTACAAAATGTTCTGTTTTGTCGGGTTCTTTTTTACCGTGGCGCGGAGACATGGTTGCGTAATCCGACGCCCCGTAAAGACGCAAAGACTTAGGTAGTGCATCGAGTTTATCTAGGTCGTATCCCTGAATCACGAAAGAAGCTCAACGCGATCTAAATAGTTAATCAATAACTGTAATCTATCGCGACTGTCTTTCGTATACCCAAGAGCGTTATTGCAGTGATGACAGAGCCAGCCGCGATGTAAATTAGTTTTATGATCGTGGTCTAGACATGCTCCATGATGCGTGGTTTTGAATGGTGTACCGCACGCCTCGCAGTTCTCAGGCGCGGAACGAATTATTTTCAGCTTGTACCGACGCTCTCCCATCTTCATCGGATTAGCACGCCATTCAGCGCGACGCTGCGCTTTTGCCTTCTCAGGATTCTTTGCGTAATTTCTACTGGCTAACTCACGTTGTCGCTTCTTTCGTACTTCATGTTGTGGTGTGCCTTTTGTGGCGTGATAGTACTTTTTATATGACTCCCGCTTTCTGCGGTTTCTTTCTTCTCGTGTCATTAGTCCATTTTAGGCTTGTCCAAATCATAGCGCTTGAACATCGACTGAGAAAAATGGATACCGGTGAAGGGTGCCGGCCGTTGCTGAAAGAGCGCCGCCCAAGTGCGCGCGGCACGCGGATTGTCGCGCCACATGGTCCAATGCTCCTTTGGCCAAAACTCAGGCCATAGAAAATCTCCAATTTTGCGGCCCAAGACATCATCTTCGCGTTCGCATTCGGCGGGGATGCACAGTACATCCCATACCTGCCCATCGCGACAATGGATCAAGCCGCTTTCGCCTTCGTAATTTTCCGGCAGGATCGATCCCACCAAATCGTCTTCGTGCCAGCGCGTCATGATTAAAATTACGCTCATCCACGGTTTGGCGCGGGTCATCGCGGTATCGATGTACTCGGAGTAAATTTTCTCGCGCATGGTCGCCGAATCCGCCTGCTCACGATTTGCCACCGGATCATCGAGTATCAACAGATCGCAACGATTGCCGGTGATGCCGGCGAGCATGCCGGCCGCCATGAAGGAAGATCCGTTGGTCAAGGACCAATCATCGATCGCGCGCTGATCTTCCGTCAAGATCGGCCGGCCGTCCCAAATGGCGGAATAGCGCGGGTTCCT